TCAGTCGTGCAGGTGTTCGGCGGCGTGCAGGGTATTTTCCAGCAGGCAGGCGCGGGTCATCGGCCCGACGCCGCCCGGCACCGGGGTGATCCAGCTGGCGCGTTGTGCCGCCACCTCGTATTCCACGTCGCCGACCAGGCGGCCGTCGGCCTGGCGGTTGATGCCGACGTCGATGACGATGGCGCCTTCCTTGATCCACTCGCCCTTGACCAGTCCCGGCTTGCCGGCAGCGACCACCACCAGGTCGGCGCGCGACACATGGTCGGCCAGGTCGCGGGTGAAGCGGTGGGTCACGGTGACGGTGCAGCCACCCAGCAGCAACTCCAGAGCCATGGGGCGGCCGACGATGTTCGAGGCGCCGACCACGACCGCATCCATGCCGTACAGGTCGGCGCCGGTGCTGGCGAGCAGGGTCATGATGCCTTTCGGGGTGCAGGGGCGCAGGAGGGGCATGCGCTGGGCCAGGCGGCCGATGTTGTAGGGATGGAAACCGTCCACGTCCTTGTCCGGGTGGATGCGCTCCAGCAGCAGGGAGGCGTCCAGGTGGGCGGGCAGGGGTAGCTGGACCAGGATGCCGTCGATGGCGGGATCGTCGTTCAGGCGGTCGATCAGGGCCAGCAGGTCGTCCTGGCTGGTTTCGGCGGGAAGATCGTAGGCCTGGGAGAGAAAGCCGACTTCCTCGCAGTCCTTGCGCTTGTGCGCCACATAGACCTGAGAGGCCGGATCGGTGCCGACCAGGATCACCGCCAGGCCGGGAACGCGCAGGCCTTGCTGGCGGCGCTCGGTCACGCGTTGGGCTATCTGCTGGCGAAGGTTGGCGGCGATCGCTTTGCCGTCGATCAGTTGTGCGGTCATGTCGGAAGGGTAACCATCGAATCGGGTGGAAAAAGGACGCGCATTTTCGCATGGACGCCGCCCGGGGCAAAGGAGGCGACCCGCGGATTTGCCGTAACTCCTTTATATAGCTGAATTTTTTTAAAAAACCCGTTGACGGCCTTTCGCCCCCTGTATAACATGCGCCCCGCTTGCCGAGCACAGCCGGACGCAGGGTAAGAGGTAAAGCAAGTCGGTTGCTGACTTTGTGATTGCCAGAGCTTAAAGTTTGCGCTCAGCATTGAATGCAGATGAATAAAGCGCCCGTAGCTCAGCTGGATAGAGCATCCGCCTTCTAAGCGGATGGTCGCAGGTTCGAGTCCTGCCGGGTGCGCCATTCGGCGAATCGGCAAGAAGCAGGCGATGTTTTACCGCAAGTCGTAATATGGTGGGCGTAGCTCAGTTGGTAGAGCACAGGATTGTGGCTCCTGGTGTCGTGGGTTCGATTCCCATCGTCCACCCCATATTCCGAAGCGCCAGGCCCGGGGCCTGGCGTTTTCATTTCCAAGCAGTGTCCCGCGGACGTGGTGGAATTGGTAGACACACTGGATTTAGGTTCCAGCGCCGCAAGGCGTGAGAGTTCGAGTCTCTCCGTCCGCACCACCTTCTAAATCAAGTTTTTACGAGCTTCAGCGGCCCTCCATGTAGATACGCTGGATTATCAACGTGAACAGAACGTGAAATTCGACTTTCACGGACTTGATCAAGAACCCCAACCGCATCCCTTACCCTGGCCGGCGCAAGATGGGCATATCGCTCAGTCATCGCGACCGTCGAGTGTCCGAGCAGATCCCGAACATCCGCCAACGGAACGCCGGCACTTACCAGCCATGCCGCGCAGGTGTGGCGCAGGTCGTGAATCGTAAAGTCCACAATCTTCGCTGCCTTGCAGGCCTGCTTGAAGCCGGCCGATAGCGATACCACTCGATCACCATTGGCGCGCGCAAAAACCCAGGGGCATTCTGGGCTTGTCTCGGACCTGAATGCCATTCGTCGCTTTAGTGCTGCCATCGCCCCTTCGTTGATCGGAATGCTCCGGCGCTTTCCTGCCTTCGTGTGGCTAGCCTCCAGATAGATCAGGCGGTTGGCAAAATCCACTCTGCGCCACTCCAGACCAAGCATTTCCTCCCGCCGGCATCCGGTGTTCACCGCTAGGCGGATGAAGTCCTCAAGCATCGGGCCAAACTTCTGCCCGCGCGCGGCTCGGCACAGGCCCTCGACCTCTGCCCTGGTCAGCCAACGATCACGCCCCTCGGCCTCGCGCATCTTCCGTCCCTTAACGGGATTCGGGAGGGCCCACTCCAGTTCGGTGTTGCAGTGGTTGATAGCCGCGGATAATGCCGCGAGTTCGCGGTTAATGGTTGCCGGGGATGCGCCGGCGTCCAGCCTGTGCGTTCCGTAGCCCCGGATGTCCTGCCCCCCTAGATCGTTGATCACACGTCCGGCAAAATACTCGCGCAGCGGCTTTATGCGGTGCACGGTCGTTTCGTAGCTGCGCTGATGCTGGCGAGCGTGTTGCAGATACGGAATGATCACCTCCTCAAAGGTCCTGGGCGGATTCACGCCCATTTCCTTTTCCTTCCACGCTTTCGCGCGTTCCTGTTGCTCTAGTGCTTTCGCCGCCGAGTAGTCGGCAGTTCCAGAAGAGCGTCTAACAAGCTTTCCTGTTGCTGATTTGAAAGAGATCCACCAGTAGGCGGAGTCGTTTCTCTTGTACGGCATACTTCCTCCGGTACGCCGACCGCGTCGCGCATGCTAGCAGCGGCTTCCTCTTCAAGCATCTGTTCGAGCTTTTCCTTGTGGACCCGGATGGTCTTTTTGAACCTGACCACCGGGATCAGCTTTTCGTCCGCGTAGCGGTACGCGGTCCTGCGGCTCACGCCGAGAATGCCGGCGGCCGCCTCAACTGAAATCAAAGACATAGCGAGACCTTGGCCGATCAACGGCATCGGGTTGGCGGGTAGAATTCGTGGAGGCTTGGCCGGGCAGGGCGCCCGCATCGGGCAATATGGGGGTTAACTGCTCGGTCAGGCCTTCTGGTAGGATTTGAACGCCCAGCCGGGCGGGCCTCAGGAAGAGGCCCTAGTGGGCTCGGCTGGGCTACTTCGGTTGTTTCTGCTTGTTGCGGCGAGCGATGATCAGTTGCTTGGACGCCGTGGCAACTCCCTTTACAACGTCTTCCGGGAGAAGCGCCTCATTGCAGTGTGGGCAAAGCGGAGCCATCTTCGTGCTGCGCCACGCTTCGTCGATCACCTTGGCCGCACGGCTGCGGATTGCAAACTGCTCTGCCTCATGCAACTCTCGGCGGCGCCTGTTCAAGTCCTTCAAGCCGCCGTCGAATACCTGTACCAGGTGCATGAAGGCATCAAACGGCTCGACCTCCGTTTCACAGTCGCTGCACCAGATGCGGCGCTCCTTGTCGTCGTAGACCATTTTCCTGTGACGGCATGAAGAAACCGGGCGCCTGGTCAATCCACGGGCGACTCGAAGGTCCTCGATCTGGACGACCTTTACGCCGTAGAGGTATTCATGGGGTTCAATGGGTGCGTCGCTCATTCAACTCTCCATACCGTTCTGCTTCAATTGGCTGGAAAACCACCATCGCCCATCGCCATCCATCCCAAGCAGCCTGTGTGTTGCTGTCGAAATATCGAATGTTGCCCTGGTCATCGACGTAGCTAGGCAGGTCGAATACGCCGGCCATGCGTTTCTCGAATTCCTCCCGTTTCATCACTCCGTACCTCCAACCTTCCTGGCCTTTAGCATGGCGTCGGCGGTCTCATAAGCTACTACGGCCATGTGACTGATGACGTCACTTCCGCTATGAAACTTGGAGAGCCTCGGCTCACTCCAAAGCACCTGCTGAAGCCCACAGACGACTTGGGCAGCGAAGTAGTCGCGCAGGGTCATTCCCGCTTCGGACGTGTACATCGATTCCGAGGGAAACGCTTGTCCACCGTTGTCTTTCATCACTCCCCACCTCCCATAGACTTGCCGATCTCGGCGGCGGCGCGGACGATTGCTCGCCGAGTTGCACGCGGGCCGTCACGTTCGAATATTTCGTGTACCGCTTCCGGCGCGCCGTCCCAAGCGCCGCCCACTATGACGGCGACGCCTGCGTCATAGCTTTCGTAGCGGATATCCAGGTTCAGTCGCACCGCTAAGCGCAATGCATCGCCGTCGTCATCACGCGGGTTCCAGTAATATTCAACCCCAGTACTGAAATTGATCGGTTCAGCCAAGACTGGATCAATCCCCGCCGCCCGCGCCGCCAGTTCGAGTAGCTCGCGGTCGTTCATTGCGTTTCTCCTTCCAGGGCTGCGTCGATTTCAGCGTCTAGGTCTTCCTGGTTGAGTACGATGTTCTCCGGGGTCATCCCGGCGAATACGCCGCCTTGTCTGATCGTTTCGAGGTCTCGCTCTCGCAGCCACCGGTAGCGAGCGGCATCCTTCGCCATGCGCCGAATCTGCTCTGGTATGCTGACATTGCCGCCGTCTGGAGGGTCCATGTAGTAGGTGCCAGGCAGGGCGCTTGCGCACTCCTTCAAGTACTGCTCCAACAACTCGCAGTGTTTCTGCGTGTCCTTGTGGGCGCAGTTCTCCGCCTTGAGCCGGTCGATCTCGTCCAGCAGGGCGAGGATGGTCTTGGGGTTGGCGGATGCGATGTATTTCAAATTCTCTGCGGGCGCTACTATGTCAGGCCAGCCATCATGCGGGTGCGTGCATGGACGAAGTACATCTCCATCACCGCTGTCGGTTCCGATGCGGCGCCAACTGCACCCGGTTTGAACACGCCACGGTCCAGGCGTTGCCGCCTTAGCCAGCCTCCGCAGCTCTGCGTGGTCGGTCATGGCTTTTTCTCCAAGTTCTTATGAATCAGCCATTGGAGGAAGCTGCCCAAAATGCAAAGCACAAGCAGCACAGGGCCAAGGCCAACGATGTACCCGAGCACGGCGCCAAGCCTCATCTCTAGGACGAAGATGAACCATTGGCTGATGGCAATGCCAATGGATGTCCCAAGCACGCAATATGCGAGCATCTTCAAAAATGTCTTCATGGCTTCACCTCGATTCCGGCTTGCTGGAGGGCTTCGGTCACGCGCTCAAGGCAGTCGTTGAAGCCGGCAGATCTTGGGTTCTCATCGTCTCCGGTCGAGTTCAAAGGATCGCGACGCTCAGGCAACTCCACCCTCAGAGCCGCTCGGCTGGCTTGCCAGGCTTTCCATCGTTTGGCGCACTGGCCGTCTTGTTGCGGATCATCTTCAACTGCGATGACGTAACCGAACTCAGCGTGGTGCCACGCTTCAAACTCTTCTCTCATGTCAGGCACGGTCAGTCCCTCACTTCAATTCCGCCTTCGCGCAGCGCCTTTACAATCTCTGCGCGCTCTCGCTGTTGAGCCTTGACATCAACGACGCCACGGCCATTGCAAACGCGACACCAGCGCCGCTCTAGGTCATAGCCTCGGCAATAGGGGCACGGCTTCAACTCTTGCTCCATCTGCTCAACTCCTGTCCTTTCTGTTCTGTCTGCTCGTATAGGTTCTGGAAGTCCCCGACTATCCGGAAGATGCCGAAGACAATCAGCGCGATGACCAGCAGCGCGACCAGGGTTTCGTTTTCGTTGTCCACGGTTGGTCCTCCGGGGGTCGGATACGGTTGGGTTCGTTGTTGGGTTATTCGCCCGCTGCTTTGGAGATCAGGTGCATGAGCATTTCGCGCAGTTGCTCGCGCTCTAGCACCTGTCCGGTTTTCGCGTACTCGTCGGCCTGGCGCAGGATCGCGTCGATCTCAATCTCGAACATCGGCGAGAGCACGTCTGGCTCGCACTGCTCGAGCAGCAACTGGATTGCTCGGGTCGGGTGCGCCATGGTGATGCCGAGCCAGTTATAGGCCGAGGCAGTGCGGTAGTAGCGGAGGCCGGCGATCTCATGCCGCTGAGGCGGGCGGAAGGGTTTCGTGCGCATATGCAATCCGGGTAGTGGGTAGCCCATTATCCGAATTGCTGTATATGCGTACAGCGGTTGGCGATGGGTGGCTATGCCTGTCGATGCCCGAACTTCTCGAAGTAGAAGACGACCGGCTCACCTGTCTCCTGGATCAGGCCGTATGCCTTGGCCAGGCGGTAGATAGGGTGATAGGCATTCAGACTGTTGACGTGCCCAGCTAGCCATTCACGCCACACCTCAAGCGACATGCTTCCTTTGCTGATGTTGCACGGCGGACAAGACGGCATCATGTTTTCCATGCGATGGTTCTCGGGATGCAGCGCGTCTCTTCCGGTGACGTAGCTGCTCACTCCACGCTGAACTGCTTCGTAGTGGTCGGCATGCCATCGCTCTGGAAGGTCGACGCCGCAATATGCGCACCGCCCTCCAAACTTCTCCCGAAGCTCAGCGCGCTGCTTCTTCGTCAGCTTCACGGCTTCCCTCCCTCCTGCTCGCTCAGCAGGGCGCGGAGTTCGAGCAGCGCTGAGTCGAGATCCCGCCGCCAGGTCATCTCGTCGTCCATGCAGCACGTGGCTGGCGGTTCCGCGCATACTCGCCGCAACAACCCCTCGCTGATCACCACATGGCCTGCGGGGACGGCTCGGGCGTTCCAGTCAGCGATGGCGATTTCACGCTGATCTTCTATGCCTGGGACCATCATGGTTTCGCTGTCGAGGAACACGCACTCGGCTGAGTGATCGCCTACGATCCGGTGCCAGTCGTGGTTGCTCACCAGGCGCATCGAACATCCGCAGAACGGACACGGTTTCAGTTCTTCAGCCATTGCCGTTCTCCTTGTCCTGGTTGAGCAGGGCGCGAAGCTCTTCCATCACTTGGCCTGCGTAGTACTCACCAGCATCTATCGGAGCATGACCATCTCCGATACCGTGGGAATCAACGGGCGATCCGCACATGCAATGGCCTTCGCGGTAGTCGCCGTGCTCCATCAATTCCAGCCATTTTCGCAACAACCCCTCGCTGACCGTCTTGCCGTTGATGCGCGACAGTTCGTCGATGCAGGCGTTCCAAATTTCGCGCGCATGGTGGTAACTGACGTCACCGTCGCAACCGATTTCGCGCAACATCCTGCTGATACTGTCGCCGTTCGTCAGGCGCTCCGGCACAACCACCACCCTTGCGCGCAGTTCCGATAGTTCGCCGAGGCAGGCTTTCAAGTGCGCTTGCAACTGATAATTCGCTGCCTGCTCGTCGCAGAAGTTTTTTCGAGCGAGGTCTCGTTCGAGTTTGAAATCGTCTCTCGCCATTCGCAGTGCTGCGACTTCGGTGCGTAGCGACACAATCAAGTCAGCCTGATCGTTGCGGTGCTGCTCAGCGCGTGCGACTTCCTCCCTGAGCGCCTGGGCCTCTTCGGCGAGGTCGTCGTAGTCCTGGCTAAGGACGAACTCCCCGAATTGGCTTTCTTCCCAGCCATAGATATTTCCAACCGGGCTGATCTTCTTCACCTCACTCATGGATCAGTCCTCCGGATACAGGTCGTATTTGCGGCAGATGGCGTCCATTTCCGGGCGCGCGCGGAAAATCCAGAACTCCCCGCCATCGACGCGCACCTGATAGATGTACTTTGTGCTCGGAAGGATCTTCCCTCGGTCGGATCGAACGGCCTCAACGATCAGCCAGTCGTCTGCATCGACGTCCTGCCGTCCGAAGCCGGCACGGTCGAACCAGTAATAGGCATCGCATTGATAGTGCTTCCGTGCCGTACGAAGCTCGTCGCATAGCAGTTGCATCACACCCCCTCCTTGCCGGGCGCGGCGGCGAGAGATCGCAGACCATCATGGATGGCTCGCAGGTCGTCGTCGGTCGGCTCTGTGCGCAGGTACAGAACTACGGAGCGCGGATAGGCGAAGTCTCGTCCGATCCCTGACACCTCCGGAACGCTGTGCTGAGCCTGGGCTGTACGCAACTCATGAATTCGGATTTCAAGGCGGCGTATGTGATCAGCCTGGGCGTCTATCTTCTTGCGCATGCCGATGATGTTTTCGTATTGGCTGGTCATGCTCACGGCTCCTCAGAGGCTCGGTTGTGAGTTTGTTCTGCTCGCTTCCATCGGAAGCCTTTGTACTTTTGGACATGTCCATTCAGGCAGCGATAGACGCCACGCCTGTCGAATCCATGACGACGGATAGATTTCGAAGATGGGAACCATATGCCGAAGCCGGCAACTTCTTCTGACTCGGCGATGATTGGAATTCCGTCTTGGTGGAGCAGTCCTTGTTGATAGGCATGCTTGATGTTCTCGGACGGTGTGCACCATTCAAGATTCGCTGCTGAGTTGTCTGTCTTTACGCCGTTGATGTGGTTTATTTGCGTCTTGCAGTCAGGGTTTGGGATGAACGCAAGTGCAACGAGACGATGAACAAACATGTTTTTCTTCTGGCCATGCAGCCGGAATGTGATCTTCTCGTAGCCTTTCTTGTCTAGCTGAGTGGTCAGCTTTTTCCCAGTCTCGCCGTTGAAGATGCAGCCATCGTTGGTCGCCATGAAAGGATCAAAGCCAGGTATCGCGACCGCCTCATTCATCTGGCACCTCCGGCCGCTCCTGCTTCTCCAGCTCCGCGACCCTGGCCAGGGCGACTTTCAGTTGATCCTCCAAGTGCTTGGCATAGCCGCGAATGCCTTGCACGGTCCAGCCACCATCGATGGCGTCTTGCGGCAGCCCTTCGCAGATGCGCTCGAACTGGCGCAGGCGCTCGACTTCGGCCAGGGCGGCGTCGCGCTCTTTACGCATTTCATCCCAGTCCGCGAGGCGCTGCTCTGCCTGCTCTGCCCACGAATCGCGATCCGCTCGCAGCTCCCCGACGATGCGGTCGTGCTGTTCGAATAGGTCAGCGGCTTTCTCGGCGTACTCGACGATGGAAACGTCGCACCCTGTATCGCGGCCTTCGGCATCCTCGAAGCGCAGATCAACGTTGTCGCCGTCGATGTCTTCAGCGTCCATAGCGCCGATGTTGCGCAGGACGAACGCGACTTCTGCTACCTCCGGCCGCTCCTCTTCCCCTACCAGGTCGGTCCCCCACTTCGCTACAGGCACTTCGAACCGGTCGTTGGCTACATCAATGGCGGCACGCAGGGTTGGGGCCGGAGAGGGTTGAGTCTGCGCTGGGGAGGGTTCCAGGGCGGCGCGGGCTTTCCACCCCTCCCATGCATCATTGGTGAACTTGGCGTCCCAGTTCACAGCGATATGCGCCGGCATGCCGCAGTGCTTGCGCACGAAGAGTTCAAACGCCGCGCGCTCATCCCCGCCTGCCTGCTCTACCAGTGCCTTGTTCATCTCCATGCTCATTTCAAGCTCTCCCACACCTCGGCATTGCCGAGCGCTTCGATTGATGTGTACGTGCTGTGCCCGCTAGCTTCTTGAAGCTCAACTGATCCGCCGGCTTCGAGCACTGCGATGTATCTGCGATTAGTTGGCTTGTGCCGGAAGACCTTTCCGACGACGCACTGCGCGTTGATATGCCGGACTTGGTAGCTGTCGGCGAAACAGCCGTGTTCGTGCATGCTCATGCTGCTACCCTCGGGGCTATGCCCATGTCTCTGTCGTGATGTCCTGCGAGCCAAAGTGACCGCTCATAGAGCATGTGCAGTCCGTAGGGGCAGGCCTGGAGACGTTCGCCGCGGTCGCGTGCGTCGACGCCCTCGCGGTATTCGTCTGCCGATTCGGGGAACTCAAGCCGCTTGCTTTGCATTTGCTGCTCGCCTCCGCGCGTTTTCACAGGCCTTGCATTCGCTGCAATGGCCGTCCTTCTTGCTCGGGTTCGAGTAGTACTCAGATAGAGGTTTGAGCGTCTTGCACTTCGAGCATGGTTTCTCGCCGTTTATGAGCGTCGATTTCCCATGTCCGGATGCCCTCCACTTGTCGAACTCGGTGCGGGTGGAGAAATAGGTGCGAAGGAGACGCTGCACGGTGTGATCGCTTATCCCCATGGCAGGGCCGATCTCCCATCGACCGCAATCGAGGATCACTAGGTCTTCGAGCATCTGGCAGTATTCGATGTCCTTTGCCGTGCGCTTGGCCTGAACACGCTTCTGCTGCTCTCGCTCCATCCCGGTAGATGATCCGGTAATGCGGCTATTGAACGTGACCGGCTGATTTGAAGAGACGCCCGCAGGGATATTCGTGATGACTCCTCCCGCCGCCAGATACTCAGCAACGGCGTTTTGAATGTCATCGTGAGTCAGCGCATGGGCAACCGGCTCTTGCACGCCGGACCACGCATCAGCGCCGATTCTCAGGTCGCTTAGAATCTCGGGAATGTCGGTTTCCATGGCTTTCTCCGGGCAAAATAAAAGGCCCTCAATAGGGCCTTTAATTTCTCGTAACTTGTTGATTTATAATGGGATATCGTCGTCGAATTCGTCATGAGCGCTACGCTGCTGCGGTGCGCTCTGCTGCTGAGGAGATTGCCTGCTCTGAGCCGCCTGGTCATTTACAGGCTTTCCGCCAAGCATCTGCATCTGTCCGTGCATGTCGACGATTACCTCGGTGGTGTATCGGTCCTGGCCGTCCTGAGCCTGCCACTTGCGAGTTCTGAGAGATCCCTCGACGTACAATTGCTGGCCCTTCTTTACGTGTTGTCCAGCGATCTCTGCGAGCTTCCCGAAGAACACCACGCGGTGCCATTCGGTGCGCTCCTGTTGCTGGCCGGTCTGCTTGTCCTTCCAGCTCTCGCTGGTGGCGAGGGTGATGTTGGTCACCGCATTGCCGTTGGGCATGTAGCGGGTTTCCGGGTCACCACCGACGTTACCAACCAGAATTACTTTGTTAACACCTCTCATGCTGCTTTCCTCATGCGCTCTCGCATCTGATGTTCAAGCTCTGCCAACTCTTCCAGGAACGCTTTAACTTCGGACTCCATCTCGCGAATGCGTTCCTCGTCGCGGTGGTAGCGGAAGCACACGTACTGCAATTCATCAGGCAGACGGTCGTCGAAGCTCACGAAGTCGACCCACTCGCGGCCGCTGCATGACATTTGGGCGAGCATCTGCCACTCGTACTGTGGGTCGTGCTTGCCCGACTGCATCGTGTAGATGTGGGTTGCGGTAGACGGGCATTTAATCTCGACGAGGCCATGCTCACCCGCGAGGCCATCTGGCGACGCGCCAAATCCATGGATTCGCGGATGGATGATCAGGCCTGTTTCGATCGTCATTACGCCTGCATTGAACTCGTAGGCCGAGCGAGCAATCGGCTCCAGGTCGGTACCACGCTGCATTGCGGCGCTGGTGAATCCTTCCTCGCGCTTGCCGGTCAGGCGCTCGCACAGGAGCTGCATCATGTAGTTCTGGCGGGTAGCAGAAGGGGCGCCACTGCGCCCCTTTGCCATCACATCCTTGACCTTGCTGGCCGTCACCCGCCCCAGGCGCTGTGCGAACCATTCATCACTACGCTGCTCGATCATCGCCGGTCTCCTCGAATTCAACGTCGATAGGTGCCTCCAGCAGTTCTTTCTTCCGCTGGTCTTTCGCAACTGTCAGTTGGTCACGTGCACCCTTGGACTTGTAGGCCTTCCAGGCATCGCTGAATGCAGCCTGCAAATCATCCATGGTCGGAGCAGAATTGATCAGCGACAGAGCCTCGGTCACGTCCTCGACTGGCTCGCCAGGGGTCACGTCGCGCTCGACGATGCGCTCTGCCTCGTCCTGGTCGTAGATGCCGGCGAACCCGAACGCGAGGCGTGCGCACTGGATCATTGCCTTGTGGCGAAGCATCCGGCGCGGATGGGACTGCCAAGGCTGGGTGTTCCGCTTGCACTCGGCCATGTACTCAGTCGCGCTGATGGCATGGCTGCGGTCCTTCCGGTAGATCTTGCAGGTGCATTCGGTGCCCTGCTGGTCCATTGAGAATTCCATGCCATCGAACTGTGGGTTCTCGTTGATGATCCGAGCCCAGCCATCCACACCAACAACCGGCACGATGCCGTTGTTCTTGTCGGGGAATGCGTACAACTCCTTGGTGAAGGGGTTCAGTTTGTACTGGTCTGCCACGATCAGCAGGGCGACCATCTGCGAATCATTGACCTGGCCCTTGAAACAGGTCTGCTTGAGCGTGTTCGCCACTTCTTCAGGCGTGGTACCCATCTCGTAGCGCGTGGCGAACTTCGTCAGGAGCGGTGTTAGTGCAGTTCCCATGTGAACCTCAATAGTTGATCGTGATGTGAGGAACCTTGCGCTGAGCGATCAGGGTGATCGCCTGCTTGGCGCATTCCTCGGGCATGCCACCGGCGATAAGAGCCGCCAGGGCTTCGTTGTTGATGGCTTTCTTGTGGGCCTTGTCGGCTTCTCGGGCTGCTGCCTCGCGCTCGATCCTGGCTTGCTCGTCTGCCTGCCGTTGGCGCTCTGCGGCAGCGGCTTCTTCGGCGCGCCGCTGTGCATCACGCTCAGCCTGCTCGGCGCGTTGCTGTGCTTCCAACTTCTCGCGCTCCGCCTTCTCGGCAGCGAGTCGCAGTTCCAGTTCCCGGCGCTCGGCGGCAGCCTTTGCCTCGGTTTCGCGGCGAGCGGCGGCTTCGCGTTCTTCCTGGGCGCGTCGTTCCGCTGCCAGGCGCTCGGCCTCGGCTGCTTCGCGGGCAATGCGCTCCTCGCGCTCTTTCTGCTCGCGAGCAGCAGCTTCGGCGCGCAGTCGCTCCAGTTCGGCCTGCTCGGCTTCATACCTCTCGCGTGCAACGAGGGCTTCGCGCAGCGCGGCCAGGGCCTTATCCTTGGTGCGGGCGGCCTCGGTTTCGAACTCTTCCCAGTCTGCGCCAATGGATAGGCCTTCCAGCCATTCAATGTTGGCTTTCAACTCGGTCGAATCTAGGTCGCGGCATTCCAGGCGCAGGTTGATCTGATCGATGCCGGCCTGGTGTTTGGCCTTGCGCATTTCCTCGCGCTGCTCCCACTCCGTTAGGGGCTGGCGTACCTCTGCCTGCCAGGAGTCCAGCAGGTCACGCATGCGCTTACGCTCGGCATCGATCTTCTTCGGAACTTCCTTCAGCTCAGCGACCAATTCCTTGCCCACGTTGTCCAGCGCCGTCTTGGAGCGGGCGACCTTGTAGGCGATGGAAGCGATGGCATCGCGGCCCTTGCGGGTTGAAACGTCCGGCACGAAGCCGTCGATTTCCTCGCGAATCTTGGCCAGGAACGGGTCAAGGCCATTGGCTGCCGAGTAGACTTGGAGGGCGGTTTCTTTGGCCGGCACTTCGACCAGTTGGGTTTCTGCGGACATGAGTGATCCTCGCCGCGCATGCGCAGCCAGTGAAGGGAGGGTTAGGCGGTTGGTGTTTCTGGCTTGCTGAAGGTGCGGATAGTCACGGTCTTCTGTTCCTCAACGCAGTCAAGGAAGTAAGCCTTATCCATCCAGTCGATGGCCTCTGGCTCGCCGTGCTTTCCGCCACCATACCAGTAGGTCCAGCCGACCCATTGGCCATTGACCTGAGTGGCGACTGATTTCGACTCGTAGTGACGCGAGTAATCAGGCTCGATGTTCGTCTCGACGTCACCCACACGAACTTCGCTTCTGGCATCCCAGTGGGCGTCTTGTTCGACGAGGGCGTCATAGCGCGCTTCAACCTCATCAGGCGAAAGATCGCTCTGGAGTTCGGCGTTGTCCCAGCGTGCAGTGGTTTGGAGGATGGCGAGTTTGATGAACTGTTCGGGAGTCATATCGTTCTCCAGATGGAAAGGAAAGGCGCTTACGGCGCCACTCGGCAGCGTCACCCCTGCGGGATGAATAGCGTTGCGCTAGAAGCCGCTGCTGCGGGTGTTTTCTTCATGCCGCCCACCGCCCGCTGGGGAAGCCGCAGTTATCCGGATTACCGGCCTGCTGCGGACAGGTGCGTAATGGGCTGCTCAGCCGTCGCTTCGCCAGTGATTGCGCCGCCGAGATCGATTGCCTTGAACACGATCAGGATCGCAACCATCGCGCCGAGCAGGGTGCGCTTGGTGTAGAGCATGATTCGCTTGAAGTGGCGATTCATGGCGTAACCATCCCCACGAATGCCCAGGCGAAAGCGCCGATACCGCCCACAAAAAAGCCGCCGAAGATCAGGACTTGGGCGGCCTCTTTCAGGTCTATGGTGATGGTCATGGCGTGCTCTCCATTGCTTCATCAACAGCTTTGTCTACGGCCTTCCCGAAAAGCCAGTTAGACACCTGATCGCCACAGTCATCGGTAAGCGACACCATCGGATAGACCCCGTCTGCGTCCGCCGACTTGTCCCGCAACCACCGATAGCGCTTAGCATCAGCCTCAGCAGCGCGCAGGCGAGCGATCAGGCCAAGTATCTCCTCTGCTGGAGTGTTGATATTTACATCCGTCAACACTGGCTCGTTACAGCAGACTTCCTCGCGCGCGCTCATGTATTCGGCCCCGGATTTGAAATTGCCACAACAGACGAATGCCCTCTTGTGGCAGTACTCTTCCAACTCCGCCAATTGCTCATCACTGATCGATTGCACGATAGGGGTTGTCATTTCCCTTCCTCCTGGCGGCGGTAGCCGGCGTCGTAGAGTGCTTTGGCTTGCTTGACGGTTAGCGTCTCTTCTGCGAAGCACATTTCTTCAATCGCCTTCTCCCTCTCCTCGGCGGCGCTCTGCTCGGGAGTGCGGAGCGGACGGAAAGTCGGGAGAATTCCGAAGTTCAGAACAGCATATGACCCGTACTGCCCCTTGCTTTCGCCTTCGCACCAGCGGAACACGACGCGGTCCTCGTCGTGAGCGAGGATCTTGGCCCGATAGTACGCAACATCCGTGCTGTCCCAGATGACCTCGGCCTCGATGCCTACCGGCGGCAGGCCCTGCCCGTCCCAGGCCTCTTGCGGTCTAGCCTCGAATGTCGCCTCACGCTCTGCGGATACAAAACAATCTGCCCACACTCCGGCCCACACTTCGCTTCCTTCGAGCCAATAGGACCATTCATTCCCGACCTTTTTCATCCAGCCTTCGCCGAATACTATCCCCCTCGGCTCCCAATGAGTCGCACCCTCCGGTGCCGTGTTCCAGTCAATGCTCATGCTCGCCTCTCCCTAACCAGTCGTTCAGCGTTCTCGATAAGCGTGGATTCGAATGCGCGGAACCAGATGCGTTGTGCCAGTTCCAGATCGCCTCGGCGGACGGCTAGGAGTAGCTGAGTCATCGGGCACTCTTTGCTGTCGACCTCTGCGAGCCACTCAGGCACGAATCCGGCAAAGCCGTAGACCGTAAACTCAGGGCCGATAAAGGGCCTTTCTTTCCGATCATGGAACGGCACGCAATCACCGTCCTCGCAGTTCAACAGCTTGCCGACTTGCTCAGTGACATACTCGCGGTCGCCGTCATCGTCATCGTCAGGCAGTCTCGCGTCATACGCTTCTTGCAACTTGCGGATGGCGTTCATGACTTCTCTCTCCGGTAGAAGCCGAGGCGATTCAGTGCAGCCTCAAGGTCAAAGTCGTCGGCGGTCTTGTCCGCCTCGCCAAGTAGCATCACGACGAACTTTTTCCCGCGATTTGGCTTGAATCCGAACGAGTAACGCTGGCCGTTATCACGGTCCCAGCAGACTTTTGTGAAACTTCCGACGAAGGTTGCGTCCCCGTCGTTCAGGTACATTTCGTTCATATCTCTGACCTCTAGGTCGCGTGCATGCGGCAGCGTTCCGACTCGCTGTCGTCATACAGGCGAAAAAATGCCCGGACTTGCCGGGCTAATGAGGGGTAGGGTGGGGATGTGCCGGAGTCTCACCGGCGACTGACTTGGCGCGGACCCATTCAGTGACTCATTTCGTATGCCGAAGCAGGGACGGCCGCAGGTACCTAGTACATCTCCCGCTGCGCGGGACTCATCCCCATTGAAGGGTGGCGTCCTTGCCGGGGAAGTCAGCGGGCTCTGCGAACCTTGAAGCACAGCATTGCCTCAGCGCTGTCAAAGACCTCTTCAAGATCCTTGAACACCTTGTACTTGGCCTTGCTCCGGGTTTCGGCGTAAACCCTGTGTACGTAGTGGCGTGCGTCTCCGATCAGGTAATCGACCTGAAACCAGTCGAAGTCACCAGTCAGAACCTCCCATTCTTTGAGCGGCATCTGGCGAGCCATCCCCAGGTACTCAACATCATGAGTTGGGTGGTAGTTGTTTACTGCCTTGGTTGGGTCGGAGTCCAGCGCAACGCCGATGTAATTGCCGCGATCCTCAAGAATGATCCCGGGCTGACCGCAGGCGATCACCATGCGGCCAATGTGCGCTGGCACTCCGTATTGCTGGCAAACGTACTCCAGCGGCTGTCCGTATGACATCTCGCCTCCAGTGTGTATGCGCCAGGGCGCGGTTAGGCGGTGGCCTTGGCGATTGCGGCTCTTGCTTGCTGTATCAATTCGAGTTCAGTCGAATACTTTGGAAGGCAGTCGTCGTTGTACCGTCCTCCGTATACTTCGATCATTCCTTGAAGCGCCTCCAGAAGTTCAGGTGCGGCTGCTGCCAATTTCGATGCTGCCTGCCCCGCTATGATCGAAGAGGAGTGCTTTGCGCCACTTGAAGTCCTGCCATGGCGCTTTCGATCTGCTGCGTTTTCCCTGGCATCACCCCAATAGAGATTGTTGGAACTGTTATTCAGTTTGTCCCCGTCTACATGGCACACTTGGTGGAACGGGGTTGGCCTTGGCCCGTGAAATAGAATTGCTACAAGACGGTGAACTCTTTCGCGCTTTCTCTTGCCGCCAATCATTAAGCGGACTGCTGGGTATCCGTACTGATCTAGCGATTGCTTGATCTCGAAATAACCTTTTGATCTCCAGCCTGAGTTGCTGAAAACGCGGCCATCTGGATAAACGTCATATCCATGCCAGTCACGCGGTTCTGGCTTGCCCATTCTGTTCTCCTGCCTGTCAGGCGTCTTGCGGTTGAATAGGGCGACGCTTCAAACGGATCGGCAAAAACATCGTCAGAAGCAGAATTCCCCACATTGCAGCGAACTCAAAAAGGGTTGGCATGGATTCCTCTCTTGCCCGGGGGCTGGTAATTGGCTGTATGGGGGAGTGGTCTGGCCGGTGCTGATCTCCGTGCTCGCTGCTGTTTTTCGGGAAGACCCCGTAAGATTTGCAGTGCCACTGCCGGGGCAGCGCCTCAGCCTGCGCATTTCAGACCACTCTCCGATACAGCCTGGCGATGGGGAGCCAGGTGGATCGGGCAGTTAACGTCAGGCTGACGTGGCGCTGGCTGTTCAGTCGTCTTCTTGGTCGCGCTCCCAGCCCTTGACCTCGTAGGCAAAGCTGGTCCACCTCTCGCGGTCGGCCCCGGACATGCTGTTCCAGCCCGCAGACTCGTCGCGATAAATTACCTCTCCACCCTTGAACCTGACCGTGCCGCAGTTACTGCCGATGTCTTCGTCTGCGTAGTTGAGTTCGATGGTTGCCTCAGGGAACATCGAGCTCAGCTTGAGGAAGATCGGCTCAGGGAAAGACCATGCTGTTTCAAAGCTTGCGGACTCAGGTCCGTCAACCCTGGACTCATAGGCATTCCACTTGGTGCCCCAGGCCGATCTGGCAAAGTCCATGTCGTGCAAGTAGCCGGTCTGGCGGTGATTGCGCAGCATCTGGATGAACTGCTCGAAGCTCTCATCGCTCAGCTTTGAAACGTCAACGCGGTCACGACTGGATTTCTGCATGCTGCCGACCAAGGGATGCGAATTCAGTGGCAGGTTCAGTACGCGCTCAGCAGCGGTTTCTGCATCGACCGAAACACCGTTCCATGGAAACTCGCCGCCGAACTTGATGATTTTTCCGAAATCGATGCGGCCTTCTTCGCTGACCATTGCCTGGATGACTTCCTGCGGAGCCTTAACCTTGTTGGTTACCCAATTTGGCATTTCGTTTTCCTCTTCCCGTATCAGGGCAAATGGAGCGAACGCCGGGCACTTCCCCGGATGCGTCAGGTCTGGCTGCGCTAGCCCCTCGACTCGTTCGCTGTTCGATTGCGGCTCACTCGTCGAATTCGACGAACTCGCCCTCGGCATTCAACTGGTACCAGGTGTCCGGCTCTACGCCGTTCTCCCCGACCTTGCTGGCGCGGATATGGATTAGGCGCCCCTCGTCGTCACGATGACATAGGACGATGGCGCTACCAGCAGATGCGCGAGCGCGGCCTTCGATGCCCAGGGATGCGGCGACGGACTCCTTGCCGCTGACCTCGGCTGCCGAGTAGTCGCCGGTGTTCGACGCTGCCGAGTAGTCGCCGGT